ATTATGATGTAAGTGCTACCGCAATGACAGGTGGTGAAGTTGTACAACTAGACTATATTACGAATACTGTACAGGCTGGTAGTGGCGTTGACGCACCAACAGGTTACAAGTTTAGTTTGCAGCTTGGTAGAACAATAGGTGGCACAAGCGATATTATGACGGTTGGTATTCGTACTGCCGTAACAGGTACACCTGCAGGTTCAGCTATCGGCTCCCTTATTTTTTATGATTTGACCAACGGAGTGTAGGGATGGCAGAACGTAAAAAACGCACCCTTGCTTTAGAACTTACCACAAGCAATCAAGATATCTATACCGTACCGACACGCTTTACAACTGACGTAAACAGCATCTATATCAACAATGCCTCTAGTTCGTCGGTTACATTCAGTCTCGACTGGTACGACGCAGCAAGCACAACCTATTACACCCTTGCTGAAACTGTCGAACTTCCAGCAAACTCTCTATTGCAAATAACCGACTATCCTCTGTATTTGATTGGCGGCGACAAACTGCGCGGACTTGCAAGCGCAAATAGTTCTGTAAATATTTCAATATCTCTTGAGGAGTTCTTTGAGACTTCTCTCTAAACTGCCCTAAAGGAGTAACCCAATGGCAATCACAACCGCGATGTGCACGTCGTTCAAGTCTGAACTTTTGGGCGGTACGCACGACCTCGACACAGACTCTCTTAAACTTGCACTGATCAAAGCTTCCCCTACCGGAACTTACGGTGCAGCAACAACCAACTATTCAGATGTAACAGGCAACTCTGACGAAGCAACGGGGACTGGATACACTGCTGGTGGTCAAGTTCTTGACGGTGCAACCATCTCAACAGATGGTACTACTGCAATCGTTGACTTTACAGACGAAGTATTCAGCAACGTAACCTTGTCTGCTGATGGCTGTATCATCTACAACACTGCCGCAAGTAACGCAGCAATTGCTGTAATCGACTTTGGCGGCACAGTTAGTGCTTCAGCAGGTGACTTGACTATTGAATTCCCTGCAGCCGACGCAAGTAACGCTGTTATTCGGATAGCCTAAACATGGCTACGTTTGATACTGCAGATGCCCTATATGGCACCGGACAATACGGTGCTGCATCTTACGGTATCACGTCGCCTTCGCAAGTAGTCGGCGGAGTCGAGGGCACAGGCCAAGTTCAAACCGTAGCTGTCAACGGATTTGAAATCGACATATCTGAACGCCTTGTTGGTGTGTCCGCTACGGCTGAAACTGGCGGAGTCATACCTAAAGGTCCATCGACATCCACGCAGATAGATGGTGTATCGGCAACTGGAAGCGTAGGAAGCGTACGTGCTAATCCGGGAACCATCCTTGTCGGTGTATCTGCAACAGGCTCTGTTAATACCGTATTTGAAAATCCAGATGAAGGTTTGATTAGCGTCAGTGCTACAGGTTCAATTGGTAGCCTTACCTTCTCAAATACACACCGTGTTACATCTGTTGGTATGACAGGATCTATCGGGGCAGGAACGTATACAGGCATAACCTTAGTCATTCCTGTACTTGGATATAGTAAAGTTCGAACATTCATACTAACCCCATCACAAGCAAGAAGGGTTGCATAACAATGTCTATCAAGTGGCAAGATAAAGATCCAGATGATCAGGTAGATTATTCTATCGACTGGACCAACATTTTAGAAACACACACTATTAGCAGTGTCGCTTGGAAGATCTACGATGCAACAACAAGTTCGTTTATTACTTTTGCACAAGGCGATATTGTCAACGGACTTCAGCACGTAACAAACACAAACACCGACACGGTAGCTACTTTGTACTTAGGTTTGGGAACCAATTTTCAGGAATACAACATTATCTGCCGTATGACTACCAGCATCTCGACTGTGTTCGAACAGGAAGCACGGCTTCGCGTAGTGGAGAAAAATTAAATGGCATACGATTTCTTGGGACTAACGAATGATATTGCCCGTCGGTTGAACGAAACAGAACTGACATCGGCAAACTTTTCTACTGCTACTGGTGTATACGGACAGTTAAAGGACTCTGTAAACGCTGCAATTCGTGATGTTAACCAGTCTCATTTTGCTTGGCCTTTCAATCATAACTATGATACGATAACTATGACAGCAGGTCAGATGCGGTATCCTTTGCCAACTAACGCAAAGTATGTGGATTTTGATACAGTGCGCTTGGAACGTAGTACAACACCCCTCGTTGAAAATGCACGTAAACTAAGTCAGCTTTCTTACGATGAATACGTCTCTAGATATATCGACGATGAATACAAAGCAGCATCACAAGGCAGTGCACCAGAATACGTTGTTCGTGCACAAGATACCGACATCATTTTTGCACCTATTCCAGATGCAGCATATTCCGTAAAGTATGAATATTATATGTATCCTGCAGATTTGGTAAACGACACTGACGTACCTACCATCCCTTTCCGTTACCGACATGTAATTGTAGATGGCGGAATGTATTACGCATACATGTTCCGCGACAACCTAGAATCTGCACAGCTATCATTTCGTAAGTTTGAAGACGGTATGAAGCGTATGCGTGTACAAAACGTAAACGAGAATATTTACGCAAGGGCGGTTTAGATGCCAGATCGTTGGAATACCAACATATTCGAACTGAAGGGTGGCCTGATAACCAATCTGTCTCAACTGCAGCATGGTATTACAGCACCCGGAAGTGCACGAATACTAAGAAACTTTGAACCGTCGGTTTTTGGTGGGTATCGTAGAATCGAAGGATTTGAAAAGCACGACAGTGATCCTGTACCAAACTCCGGGGTTATAAGAGGATTACAAAGGTACGGCGGAAATGTGTACGCTGCACGGGGAGATGGTATATTCAGATCTGCTGGTACAGGTTGGACTGAAATAACTGACAACGCTACATTTAGTAGTACGGGCGTCAACATAGGTTCTGGATCTAGTAAAGTAAGATTTTTAAAGTACGATTTTGGTGGCACTGAAAAACTTATGATTGTGGACGGGGACTCTGGAAATAAGCCGTTTACCTTCAACAATCTTGTATTTCAAGAAGAAACCGGACTGCCTAACGATACGCTAGGATGTACGCACATAGTCAATTTTAAGAATCATATTTTTCTTGGAAATGGTAAAAATCTTATTTTTTCTGCACCATATAGCGATACAGACTTTACAAGTGCGTCTGGTGGTGGTATAATAAACGTAGCTGATAATATAACTGGCTTAATTGTATTTCGTGAACAACTAATTATCTTTAGTGAAAATAAGATAAACAGGTTAGTTGGTAGCAGTGTTGCAGACTTCACCCTTCAGCCCGTATCAAGAGACTTAGGGTGTGTCGCAGCGGATACAATTCAGGAAATTGGCGGTGACATTATATTTTTAGGCCCAGACGGTTTGCGTACTTTTTCAGCTACGGATCGTGTGGGTGACTTTGCACTAGGAGTAATATCGAAGCCTATCCAAACAGAAATGTTAGATCTTATATCTAGCAGTTCTTCTTTTAGCAGCGTAGTTATCAGAGAAAAAAGCCAGTATCGTATCTTTGGGTACAACGCGACTTACCAGACTTCGGGAGCAAAGTCGATTGCTGGGACGCAACTACAAGAAGGTATATCGTGGAACGATCTTCGTGGGTTCAAAGCATACGTTGCTTTTAGTGAATACGATGGAAACGCAGAATATATATACTTTGCAAACGAATTAGATTACGTGTATCGGATGGAACAAGGTAATACTTTCGATGGAACGAACATCACAGCAACATTTGCAACCCCGTACGTTCCGCTCCAAGATCCTAACTTGAGAAAGACAGTATTCCGTAACACAAGTTACATCGATGCAGACGGTGCATTTGAACTGCAGATGTCAATTAAATACGACTTCGACCAGACAGGTTCGGTGCAACCACTACCAGTTACCCTAAACAACGCAAGTGCAAGTTCCGTTGTTTATGGTGCAGGTGTATATGGCACATCTTCGTACGGCAACAAAGCCCGATACATTTACGATGAGCCAGTAACGGGTTCAGGATTTACCGTATCAATCCTATACGAAACACTAGGTCAAACAACCGACTCGACATTTACCATAGACTCCGCGTCCATACAATACGGACTCTATGGAAGGAGATAATAGATATGGGTACAGGATATACTCGTAACGATACCCCAAACAACATTGCGGATGGTAACGTTATTAACGCTGCTGACTTGGATGGTGAGTTCGACGCAATTGTAGCTGCGTTCAATGCTTCCACAGGTCATAGCCACGATGGAACAACAGGAGAGGGACCGCCTATCACATCTAGTGGTTTGGCGGCTAATTCTGTTACGGCGACACAGGTTGCAGCAAACTCTGTTGCACTTGGAACCAAAACAACAGGTTCTTACGTTGAACAAGCTGCTACATCCGGTAATGGTATCAGCGGATCGGCAAATGCTGAAGGTGCTACGTTTACTGTAACATCTAATGCAACCGACGCCAACACAGCAAGCACCATCGTATTTAGAGATGCAAGTGGTAACTTTTCTGCAGGGACAGTAACAGCCGCCCTCACAGGTAACGTAACGGGCAACGTAACAGGTAATGTTACTGGTAACGTCACGGGTAACGTAACTGGTAACGCCGATACGGCTACCACCCTTGCAACAGGCCGCACAATTGGAATGACAGGCGATGTGGTATGGACATCTGCCTCATTTGATGGTTCAGGCAACGTAACAGGCACAGCTACAATTCAAGCCAACTCAGTTGCTTTGGGTACGGATACAACAGGCGACTACGTATCTGATATCACAGCCGGAACAGGTTTAGCATCTACAGGTGCTACATCCGGTGAAAATATTGGGCACACACTTTCTCTCGACCTAGATGAATTAACTACATCAGTAAACGATACAGACGGTGATTTCTTTGTTGTAGTAGATTCACTTGGTGATCAAAGAAAGCTGACAAAAGCAAACATTAATCTTTCAGGATTTAATGACGATATAACTTCTGGAATAAGCACGGATGTTGTAAACGATACTACACCACAGCTTGGCGGCGGTCTTGATCTTAACAGCAACGATATTACTGGTACAGGCAATATCAGCATTACAGGATCTGTTACATCCGACGGTTTTGTAGGTGGAGATAGTGATAAAATTCAACTTGGCGCAGGAACCGACCTAGAAATTTATCACGACGGTACAGATAGCATCATAGACAATTTGAGTAGCGTAGGTAGTATCAAAATACAAGATACTTCATCTACTGTAGTAGAGATTGATGCTGCAGGTGTAACGGTAACAGGACGTGCTTTGAGTTCAGACGGAACCAATGCCATCACAACCGACTCACCAAGCACCAACGTCATCACGTTTGATCTGGCTGACAACACCAACTTCCAAGCTACTACAACAGGCGACGATGAACTCACCTTTACTAACACTGTAGCTGGTCAATCGGGTAACATCTTCTTAACTACTGGCGGCGGCACAATTTCTGCCAACGCTATGGTAGCTATTAACGCAGATGCGTTAACCAGCTTGTCTACCGCTGGTGTATATCACCTAGCCTACTTTGTAAAGGCCGCAACGGGCGACAATAGAGTTTTGGTTTCTGTATCAGGGGCATTAACATAATATGAGCATTCTTCAAGCAAATGGTGCTGGGCTAGGCGGTGCGGGTGATCCCGGCGGAGCGTTAGCTGGTGGTGGAATCTTAGGTAGTCATGCGATTGACCAGTCTCTGCGGTTTAATGATGGCGATAGTGCGTATCTAAACCGCACACCATCTTCTGATGGTGATCGTCAAATTTTTACCTATAGTGTCTGGTTTAAAGTTGCTAATACAGGTCTAACATACTCAACTCTTTTTTCTGTTAATGACAGAAGTGCTGGAAATTATAACTTTATAAGATTAGATTCTGATGCACTTAGGATTCAGATTTCCGGTGGCGGCTCAAATTATGCTATACAAACTAATCAAGTTTTCAGAGATGTATCTAGTTGGTATCATCTTGTTTTGTCTGTAGACACGACACAAGCAACAAGCACAGATAGAGTTAAAATATATATTAACGGTGAACAAGTTACATCGTTTTCATCAGCGTCTTATCCATCTCTAAATTTAGTCACAGACGTTAATTCTAACACTGAGCATAGAATAGGCTCGTTTGTAGATTTCGGCAGATACTTTGATGGGTATATGGCTGAAATTAATATGATTGACGGCACTGCCCTAGACGCTACCAGCTTTGGCGAAACCATCAACGGCATCTGGGTTCCAAAAGCATACGACACAGCAGATGGCGCATATGATACTAACGGCTTCTACCTGTCATTCGCAGACAGTGCGGCAATAGGCGATGACCTATCTGGCAACACCAATGACTTTACTGCCAACAACCTAGCCGCAAGCGATGTGATGTCCGGTGAAAGCCCGACTAATAACTTCCCTACAATGAATAGTCTTCAAGAAAAGGGCAATGCACAGTCCCTTTATAACCTTAGTGAAGGTAATTTGAAGATGGACACTGGTGCTAGTAACTATGCCCAAATGTCAGGAACAATGGGTGTACAAAGTGGTAAGTGGTACACAGAAACTTATATTAACAGTGAAGGTTATCCTTCTTGGTATATTGGTTGGATAGCAAGAGATAGCTTAACAACTATGACAGGTGGTAATGATTTTGAAGGTGTTACCACTGGTTTTGGTTATTTTACTGGAAGCAATGTTTTAATTTTAGATTTTGGTGAAACCAATAATTCCAGTAGTTCTGTTGCATATTCAGGTTTGTGGTCTGGAGCAAGAGCACCAACAACAGGCGATATAATTGGATGTGCTGTTGATTTTGATAATAGAAAAGTTTGGTGGTCAATTAATGGCGAATGGGTAGATGTTGGCTCTGGTGCTGGCGACCCTGCAAACGGCACAAACCCTTCATCAACTTACACATCATCAGATATTGCTGACGATGATTATAAGTTTGCTTGGCAAGCAGGGTGGGGCCAAAATTCCAATACAACAAAAACTATTAATTTTGGTCAAGATAGCACCTTTGCTGGCGCAACCACTGCTGGCGGCAATGCTGATGAAAACGGCTACGGTGACTTCAAGTACGCAGTACCATCCGGCTTCTTGGCGATGTGTTCAGCCAACCTACCAGAACCAGCCATCGGCCCGAACAGCGACACAACGAGTGACCAGAACTTTAATACGGTGCTGTATACTGGCACAGGTGCAACGCAAAGTATCACTGGTGTAGGGTTTCAGCCTGATTGGGTTTTTGTTAAGCGTAGAGCCGGAGTACAAGAACCTTCAGTCACGGACAGTGTTCGTGGTGTTAATGCACAACTACGCCCAGCCTCAACTGCCGCAGAGTCAGCGCAAACAGATGCTTTAACAAGTTTTGATGCGGATGGATTTACTCTTGGCGCAGATGCAACAAATCGTAGCTACAATTATTATACAGATGCCCACGTCGCTTGGAACTGGAAAGCTGGCGGCACAGCAGTTCTCAATGAGGATGGCACGATTGATTCACAGGTATCGGCTAATCAGGATGCTGGGTTTAGTATTGTCACTTGGGTCGGTAATAATACGGATGGGGCAACCGTTGGTCACGGACTTACAGACCCAGAATTTTCTATTGTAAAGAATAGGGATAGTGGAACAAATTGGGATGTGTGCTGGAGTGGGTTTACTAGCGGAACATCATTAAATTTGGACACTACTGCGGCTGAATTTTCACCAACTACTGGATATCAACAATTAGGTACGTCAACAATTACGTTGAAAAACGGCGGTGTTGGTATTGGGAGGGTGAATGGAACCCCAGATGATTACGTAGCGTATGTTTTCAAAAGCGTTCCCGGCTACAGCAAGGTCGACACCTATGTCGGCAACGGTTCCGCAGATGGGCCGTTTGTGTACACTGGGTTTAGACCTGCGTGGGTTATGACTAAGATGTCTACAAACGGTAGCCAATGGACTATAATTGACAATACCAGAAACACTTACAATGCCGTTGACAAGGGGCTTGTTGCGAATACATCTGCCGCTGAAGTTACTGGTTCGTCATCATTAACACCATTTGTAGATTTTACATCTAACGGTTTCAAGATACGCAGTAGTCAGGCGCAGATGAACCAGAATGGTGACACATTCATCTACCTCGCTTTTGCCGAAGCCCCATTTAAATACGCCAACGCACGATAGGAGATAAGACGATGGCATGGAAACATGGACTACAAACCTTAAAGCCGGGAAAGGCTTGGACAGACTCAACGGGTCGGTTGCATCCGGCAGTGTGGATGCGCTACTCTGCCGAAACAAAAACACGTTACAATATCGTGTGGGAAGAGCCACCTGCAAACGAAGCACCCTTCGATAGTCGGTTTTATTGGGGACGCCAAGCAGACGGTACGTTGATACCACGTTCCCTCACTGACACCAACGAAGTCGATGAAAACGGTGATCCCCTTTTGGATTCTGAGGGAAACCAAGTGGTTACGCTTGGCCTCAAGTCAATTCACAAAGCACGTACAAAAGAACAGGCAGGTGGCTTGCTTGCACCAACCGACTGGCACGTTGTTAAGGCTGCTGAAGTAGCGGCTTACTCAGTCCCTGCAAATATTAGCCAATACCGCACCGATGTCCGCGCTGCAAGCAACACAATCGAAACTGCAATCGATGGAGCAGCAGACTTGGATGCCTTCATTGCCTTGTTTGATACACCTGTAGATGCAGACGGTAATCCAACGGGTAACGCACCAATCAATGACTGGCCTGATGCAATCTGATGGAAGTCACCAACTTGATAGATGTGCTGCTAGGCATAGTATTAGCAGGAGTGGCTTGGTTCTTGTCTGAACAAAACAAAGAGCAAAAGCGACTGAGTATCCTTATCAACAGGACACGCGAAGACTATGCAACTCGCATGGAACTGCGCGACGACATGAATAAGGTTATGGACGCTTTGCATCGGGTAGAAGACAAGCTAGATAAAGTATTGAGTAGGGATTAAGTATGGCAACAATTACCTCAGACCAACAGCTACAACAGGAAGTCGGTGCCCTTGCAGGTGCTGGTATTCCTGCTATGGTTCCGGCTCAACAGCAGGTACAGACAGGCGAACTACAAACCACGTCTGGTACACAGTTGCAACCGACGACCCAACAAGCCCCCGTCGTAACCGCCAGCCAAACAGGCTTGCAAGCCCCTCTCCCTACTCCTTCTGGACAGAACATCGGGCAAATCGCCAACACATCCCTTGCACAAGTTACCCCACAGATTGGCACGATGCAAGCAGCCCAGATCACCCCTGCACAACAGCAAGCCCTACAGGTTGATTTGACTGGCGTACAAGCTGGCCCGTCTGCAGGGGCTATAGGCACTGCCGCAACACAACAGCTAGATCCGCAAGCCACTACCCAATACCAACTCAGTCAATTGATGAACAGCATCCAGCAAGGCCAGCCGATGCCCCCGTGGGCGGCTCCTGCAGTTCGTAAGATTGGTGGCATCATGCAAGCACGTGGCTTGGGTGGTTCTAGTATGGCTGCAGCGGCTATGACACAGGCTGTGTTGGAATCTGGTATCACGATTGCAGCCGACGATGCAAAGAAGTACGCAACTATCCAGCTTGCTAATTTGAACAACGAACAGCAGATGGCCCTTTCCAACGCCGCAACCTACGCTGCAATGGACAAGGCTAACTTGAACGCTCGTTTGACTGCTGCCGTAACCAACGCACAGTCGTTGCTTGCTACCGAAACAAAGAACCTCGACGCACAGCAACAAGCCAACACACTTTCATATAATGCTTTGACTCAGGGTATCTTCAAGGATGCGGCAGAAGAAAACGCCCGTCAGCAGTTCAACGCAAAGAACGAACTACAAGTCGAACAATTCTTTGCTGAGTTGGGTTCGCAGGTTGAAACAGCCAACGCAAACCGGATGGCTGCAATGGAACAGTTCAACGCTGGTGAAGAAAACGCAATGAACCAGTTCAACTCTGCAATGGCTGACAACCGCGAGAAGTTCAACGCCAACATGCAGTTTGCTGTAGATCAATCGAATACACAGTGGCGCAGACAAGTCAACACGGCTAACACTGCTGCCCAAAACGAAGCAAACCGACAAAACGTACAAAACGCCTTTAACGCATCACAAAACGCACTAAATAATCTGTGGCAACAATACAGAGATAACGCAGCTTGGAATTTCCAAAAGAGTGAATCACAGCTTCAGCGACAGCACGAGGTCGGTATCATGGCTATGGAATTTGCCAACAGCGAGAAGCTATACGATAAGCAACAAAAGGACAACTTGGCTGCAGGTATCGGTAACTGGATTGCTGCTTGGATTGCAAGCTAACAGGGAAATAAGCTATGAATTGGTCTAGTTTAGGTAACATTGTTACTACGGCATTTGAATTTGGTAAGGATTTGTTATTAGGTAGTCCG